AAACAGCATCAATTCCATTTATTCATATTGACGATGTCACATTTTTAAAACGTAGTTGGAGATATGACGCTGATATTGGTGCGATAGTTGCACCAATAGAAGAAGATTCCATTATTAAACGTTTGATGATAAATGTAGCTTCAAAAACTATTACACCAGAAGCTCAAGCTATTGAAACCCTAAATAGTGCCATTAGAGATTATTTTTGGTGCGGTAAGGAAATTTATAATGAAAAAAGATTATTGTTTAAAGAATTAATCGCTGAGAATAATCTTGAACTTTATGAAAAGGAAACTACTTTACCAGAATGGTATGTATTAAAAGATGAATTCTGGAAGAACTCTGAACATGTTAGTTTAGGGTACAAACCACGATCTTAAATACCGAATTTATCCTAGAAGATGTAAAACTCATCTTCATGATATATTGATTTATATATCATGTCGTTAATTTTTAAATCTATCCTAGAAGATATAAAACTCACTACTAATTTATATTAACAAATTAAATTATTATGTATCATTCATTGTTCATCGTAAAGATGTAAAAAATTTCTTTACTTTAGGGTGATTACCTACTGTATCGTAATATATATCAACAAACTTTTAACAAGGTTCGCTTCCCGAGTAAGAAGCAAATGTTGTTCTCATTTACAAGAAAATGAGAATGCATTGACCATCATCAATTCGAATTTTTCGAATGGTCTTTGCATGAATGATGATAAGGAAATGATTATTTCCTTGATAGATATATCAAAATACATGTCATTACAATCTGGTATATATGAGGATGAAACTAAAGTTGAATCTGGTGATGTGCAAGAAATTGTATCATTCACAGATGCTACAACTGGGGCTCAAGCTTCTGCATCATGCATCTATGATTCTATTATGAGTGATATTTATACACCTGATTATGATTTGGGTAGTTTCTTGAGTCGACCCGTTAAAATTCACACTTTTACGGTTCCTCTTGGATCTCCTTTTCCGAATACAGCATTCAATGTCTGGCATAATTTTCTGAATAAAAGTGAAATTAAACGAAAATTGGATAATTATGGATATATGCAATGTACACTTAAAGTTAAGGCTGTTATCAATGCTACTCCATTCATTTATGGGGCTGTTAGCATGAGTTATCAACCTCTACCAGGTTTGAATAATATTTCAGATTTTAATTATCATCCAACATGTTTATCACAACGACAGACAATATACATAACTCCTCAGGACAGTTCTGGAGGTGTGATGGAATTACCTTTTTTCCATTACAAAAATTGGTTAGAAATCCATGATGGCGCGCAAGTGTCGGATTTTGGCCAAATTAAAATGTGGAACGCTGTTACTTCTCAAGTAGCTAATGCAGGTATTACTGTGACACCAACCATATCAATTTATGTTTGGGCTGAAAATGTCCGTTTAGCTGCAAATACTGTGAAATTAGCTTTACAGAGTGGTCAGTGGGAACTTCAATCTAAAGAAGATGAAGTTCGATCTGCTGAAAATACAAATGACGAGTATGGTCAGACACCAGTGGCAAAAACTGCTTCAGCTGTAGCTGGAGTTGCCGGAACCATTGCTAAATATACATCTGGCATTCCTTTTCTTGGTACTTTTGCTAAAGCAACTAGTTTAGGAGCAGGTGTGTTAAGTACAGTGGCATCCATTTTTGGGTTCACTAATGTACCAGTGATAGATAATGCTAGCCCTTACAAAAGTATGCCATTTCATGGTTTAGCTTCTAGCGAGATAGGTAATGTTGTTGATAAATTGACACTTGATCCTAAGAATGAATTAGCTATTTCACCTTCCACTGTAGGTTTACCCTCAATTGATGAATTAGCTATTAATCATATAACATCTAAAAATGCTATTTTGAATAATATGGTGTGGGAAATGGGACAAGCTTCTGATACTGTTTTATTTGGAGCAAATATAACACCTACATTGTGTAATATTGTATCAGAAGTAGATCAGAGTATATTGTTAGATACTCCAATGGGTATGGCAGCACGCCTTTTTTCCAATTGGCGGGGTGATCTTATATTCAAATTTAAAATTGTAGCTTCACCATATCACCAAGGACGTTTGAGAGTATCATATGATCCTTTAGGCGATATTTATACTAATGCTGATTCCACAACTGTAGTTCAGACTAGAATTATAGATATTGCAGAAACACATGAATTTGAAGTTAGGATTCCTTTTATGGCACCAACATCGTGGTTGAGAGTACGAGATAGTAATGTTATTGATTATTCAACCAGTGATTTAATATCACTATTTGGTCCAC